GCTTCGCCTAATAGCGAAGGAGCATTGTATCCACCAGTACCAGCGTGTTGCTCTCTGGCGGACTTTTCTTGGTTCTCAAGAAGGGTTGCAGTTACGGCTCTTTTATGTGCATCTTTGATTTCTGGTAAATCTTGATGCTCAAGAACTGGCTGCCACTTCTTTTGAAGTTCATCAGATTGATACATTTTAGTCTCCTTTTAAACTAATTTCAGCCTATTAATCAATATTTATAATAATTTACTTTTTGATGCTTCGAGATATAGCGGACATATATCCCGCCATAGAGCCGTTCACTTTTGTTTCTTCCTCTAGATTTTCTAGAGGTTCTTCATCAGATACATCATTACTTTCAACAACTTCTTCTTGTGGGAAGTAGTTATTCTTCAAAGTATCAAGCTTTTCAGCGTACTCGTCATTGTACTCTACGCTTTCTGCTAATGACTTGAATTTCTCTTTTTGAGTTTCAGTTAAACCTTCACTCACTTCTTTGAAAACTTTTTCAGATTTTAAATTGTTTAGCTCTTTTTGTAGTGCTATGTTCTTTTCAATCTCTTCGTTTACAGCCTTTTCAGTATCTTCTACTTTTGCGGCCATCTCATCTACAATATCTACTTTCTCTTCTGGAATATCGATATAGTTTTCTGTGAAAAGATTTCTAAGTCCTACCATAAAGTTTTCTACAATTTCAGAACGAATGCCTTGCTCAATTGCTAGTTCGTTATCTTTTACCCACTCGTTTACAACGTAGTCGAGATAATCATCTAACTTTGCAGTCATTTCTTCTTTTACTAATTCTTTTTCTGCCTCTACTTCAGCAACAACATCAATCTCTGTTGACTCTAAAGCTTCATTGATTCTTGATACTACAGCGGCTTCAAAAATAGTTGTAGCTTTTGCTTTGAACTCTTCGGATAAATCTTCGTCACCGAATAGTGCTTTAACATCAGCGGACAAATCTAAGCTTTCTGGATTGTATCTTGACTTAATGGCTTTTTTAGGATCATGTCGAGACTTGATAGGCATCGCTCTCTCCATTTTCTCTTCATCGTCTTTTGCGGCATCTGGATCCATCATAGCTTTGAACATAGCTGAAACTTCAGCTTTTTTCTTACCATTGGCTATATCTACCATAGCTTTAATCATACCTACTTTGGTTTTTGGCACTGGTGCTTTTTTAGCTACTGGCTCTGGAATTTCTGCTGGATCACCCATTGAGGCTTTCTTTTCGTCTAACTGCTCACCATCTGTTTCGTCTGACTCAACTACCTCAATTTCCTGATCACCAACCACATCATCGAGGATATCTTCCTCTTGTGTATTTTCTTGAACTTGATCGGACATGTACTTGCTCCTTTAATGATCTTTTATTAATTACAATCTATTTATAAATCTACAATTTTGAAAGAAAATCTTCAAAAACTTTTAATTTAACATCTTCTAGTTCAGACTTGGACGCAGTCTTAATATCTTTCTGCATGTCTGCGACATCGGCTTCACGAATGATTCCGTTATCCCAAACCCATTCTTTACTTTCCATGACGCCATTTACAAAGGCGTTTGGTGCAGACGGATCTGCAACAATATCTGCCGCGGTTGCTAAGTAAAAGTCATTTTGCACTTCATTAGCACCATTCTTTTGTTTTAAACTTCCCATACCACGACTAGATACACCGAGTTGAGCGCCTTCTTTAATTAAAGACTGGACTATTTGTCCATATGGAGTTTCAGTCATAATTTTAGCTTTTCCCACAAAATTAGAACCATCTTGTTGTAACTGTGTTATCATATGTGATACTCTTTCTAGATTGATGGTTGGGCCTTGTGGATGTCCGAGTTCTCCATAAGCTCTCTTCTTATCTATATATTCTTTGTTATACCTTTTTACTTCTTTTGCTAATACTTCTTTCGGGTAGACTCTTCCGTTTCTGTTTTTGATATCACCTTGCATAAAGATACCTTCGATGAACAAACCTTTTTTGCCATCTTTCTCTTCTTCTAAGTATTTTACTTCTTCATTTACTTCGCATATGAGTTTCATTTAATTACTCCCAGACGCTACGTGTGTACCAAATACACCAGTTGAAGCACATCTTAATCCTTGTCCTATTACTAAATTAACTATCATTGTTCCATTCGATGGTACTCTAATCGTTCCCACTGCTCCATTATCAGCTTCGTTTCTAAGAATAACTTCTCTTGCCGCGGTATGTGTATTCATCAAATGTACAGCGGTAGCAGTTTTAAACTGTGTAGTGCTTGTCAACTCTGTTGATGTTCCTTTTATTGATATGGCCATCTTATTACCCTTAATTCTTATTCATGATGTCTAATACTTTCATAAAGCCATTTGGATCTTTATCTAGCATCATTTCGACTTTCTTTTTTAACTCAGGCTTTGTTATTCTCTTTTCAATCGAATTTACTATCATATTCGCAGTTTGCATATCAACAGTCATTTTTTTACCATTCTTAAATTTTACTGGTTGAGCCTGCTTCTCTTTTACTATCTTACGTAATGTGTCTAAAACACCTTCAATTAATTTTTTTTTTTCGTCTTCGACTTCTTCTTTTACTTCTTTTCTGTCGCCGTTAAATACATGTTCTTGTCCCTTAGGCTCTGCATCACTCTTTGTGACTTTATGCATATTTTTAAAATCTTCTTCACCTTTGGAACGAGGTTTTAGATCGGTAGCTTCTTTATCATCATCTTTAGGAGCTATATAATCTTGAGCATTAGCCTCATCTATGTAATGTCTAAACTTCTGTAGTTTCATCGTTTGATTCCTCTGGTTCGACAACTGGTTCTACTTCTGATGGTAATGTATCTACATCATCTTTTGTACTCATAAAAGTAGTAGCAACATCAAACTTTTTTAGTTCTACTGCATCATTTATTTTATCAGCGAGTAAATCATGAATAGCTTTTTTAAACTCTCCAGAGTTACCTGATAATGCATATGATACTGCGTCTTTAGTTGTGTAATCAGCCATCTTTTTTCCTTTCACATATTTATAATTTAATCTTCTTCACCTTCATCAGGCATATCTTCTTCTTCTTTAGCTATCTCACCATCAATCATATCTTTTTCTTCATCTGTTTGTTTTAGAACATTAGTTCTAATCCAATTGGCAGAAAAGTATTTACCTACATATTGATCAACTTCTTGTAGAAGTGTCATTCGTTCTCTTAGTATTTCTGCATCTCTAAGTTCTGAGAAATGATTATCTTCTTGATAATTAAATTTTAAAAACTCTCTTATTTCTTGCCACTCAGCCATTGTCATCACACCTTTAAGCACAACTTGCTTTTCAAGTATTGTAAGAAATAATTCTGAGAACTTTGCTCTTAGTCTTGTAATAAATTTAGAAAATTTAATTTCATCTCTTGTTATCTCTGACGCTCTACCAACATTAAACTGTGTTTCTTGTTCTAATCTTGAAATTGGTACATTCAATGCTTCATATAACTTACGTCTAAAGTAATTGACATCATCTAACTCGCCAAGATTTTGTCCACCTGGTAGTGTAGTGATTTCTGTCCCACGGCCACCTTCTCGTCTAGGTAACCAGTAATCTTCAAGCATTGTAAGAAACTTTCTATCATCTCTTACCTCACCAGTATTAGCGTCATATACAAGTTTATTCTTATGCTTCACCATCATATCTCGTAGATACTGTTCAGCTTTTTGTTTTGGTAAATTACCAACATCGATATAGAATATTCTTCTTTCAGGTGCCCTAGCTAATCTGTAAATAACAGTAGCATCTTCTAACATTCTCAATTGATTGAGAGGTTTGATTGCTTTATGTAAATGCCCTAGTACACTGTAATTCTTATAATCTAAAACACCACTGTGACAATATGCTATAGCATCTGGTGCTATCATTACACCTTGAGATGATGTATTAGAACCCTTTGATTGATAAAGAAAAAATTCTTCATGTTTCTTTTCAAGTCCATCTTTACCTAGACTAGCAGAAGTTTGATTTGCTCTTTTTATGGGCTTCTTTACTTTTTTAATTTTTCTAGGATCAATATATCTTAGTTCTTTTATACCCTCGCTTGGATTTTTTAAATCAATAACTATATGATAATATATCTTACCATCAACGTACCAATTACGAAAAACATCGTATCCTCTGGTATTCATTTTCAGAAGTCTTAAAATATAATCAAATTCTGTTCTTATGATATTTTTTATATTAGGAGAAAGTTTCGTATCATCTAAATCAACATCGACTGGCATTTGATTATCATCAACAATAATAGCTTCATTACATACGTCATCAATGGCTTTTTCTGCTTCTGGTTGCAGAGCCATTTCTCTATACTTTGTAATTAAATGAGCCTCATTCTTGATATTATTATCTAAATCAACAGTAGTACCGAAAGCACCACCTTCACTAACAGCTACAGCGCCATCATCTAATGAAGGTGGTACAAATGAGGGTAATGGTTCTTTAGTTTCGGGCCTACCTAAACGAAATCCGAATAGTTCTACTGCTTCTCGCAGAAAACCTTTTCTTTCTTCTGCCATATTATATCCTTTTACGTGTGTCTTATATTATTTATGACTCACGAAATCAATTAAATTCCGCCTGCGTTACCTGTAGTACCACCCGAAATTTGCCAATAATCATATTGAAATGTCACTGTATATTCTTGTATTGTTTCTGCGTCCCAAGCTAAGTCGATAGTGCCTACTTCTGAAGGATATAATCCTATGAAATCATACACTCTCAATATTTCTCCTGTTTTAGAGAACTGAGTTACTTGTGCTGAAGCTTTATACAATGAAGGTGAAGAACCACCAGTCGCTCTCAAGTTACCTTGAATGCTATTGATTGAATGATTCCATTGTTCCATTGCATTTCTTATGCTCATATCTTCATCGTTTATGATAGTAGGAGTCCACTCTGCATAAGTTCTGTTTCCAGCAATCTTAACTTGTCTTCCAAAATAAGGTACTTCAATTGTTCCTAACGTGGCCGCTGGCACTTGTGCGCCTTTAGTCATGAAAGGAACTATAGAGTCTGCGATTCCATTAGCTGGATTAGTTATATTCACTTGAAAAAGTGAACTTCTCGCACCACCGCCTTTTAGGGCACCAGAAAATTCGTTTACATTAAAAGCCATATTTTCTCTCCTGTCCCTTTATTTATGTTGCTTTACCGACTATTTCAGAAAATTCTATACCAGAACGTACTGCTACAAAATTTAACTGAATGAAGTTTATTGAACGTGCTGGTTTGACATAGATGTCACCAACAAACTCATTTCTATCAATTACTTCACCAGTATTATTTGTACCATCACACACTACTGCGAAATCTGTAATACCTCTTCTTCCTTGAACATCTCGTAAGAAAGGTTCTACTAGATTTTTAAACTGTGAGCGTGTAAATGCATCATTAAACTCAAATAATGTGAATTTGGCCGCAGTTGCAATAGCTTTTTCTAGTACGATGAATAGTCTTCTTACGTTTATTCTATCAAAAGCACTTGGTTGTGTAAGCATTGTCTTGTCACCAAACAGAACTGTTCCTTGTCCTGGAAATGTTACAATTGGGTTTACACCACTTTTGTAGAGTTCATCTCTATCTGCTTTTGAAGGATTAAATGCTAGTTTGACTGCATTCTTAATATTACCTCTATTATATCCAGCTGGTGAATACCATGGATCTCTTGTTAAGTCAGATTGTACCATGAGTCCAGCTGTATCTCCGTTTAAAGGTACATATCTGAATACATCGTTGTACTTATCATACATGTATTTCCAACCTGAATCCATAACACTATATGAAGATGATGGTAATGTGTTTCTGAATGCTATAATGTCTTGTGCTTGTTTGCCATCATAACTATCATTGTTTACTACATCGGCTCTTTCAGGTGATAGAACTGCAACGCAGTCTTTTCTGTGTTCAGCAATGTTACTGATTAGATGTGTAGCAAGTGTAGTATCGGCAGATGAACCTAGTACAAGTGATACATCAACATCGTCAGCATTATTAAATAGATTATATCCTGTTGTATAAGCAGAAGTAGTTGGCACACCTCCATCTTTACCGAGTGATAAGCTATTTGTTACTGGTTTAGTAGAACCACCAAAAGCTACACCAGAACCTGCTGTTCCATCATTACCTTTTTTAGCTTCTTGGCCAGCGTTTGTTAAACTTGCATTGTGGGCTCCCCACCATATCCAGTTTGAGTTTTGATTGATGACTTCTTTATAAAAGTTATTTCCGCCTTGCTCAGTTTTAGCATCAGACGCTGTTGATACATGTGCATAAGATTCTATCATTGAACCTGATGTACCTGTAATACCTCCGTCTTCATCAACAACTGCTATATGTATTGCATCTCCTGTTGAGTTAACTGTATTAGAAGAAACTGTAGTTGTTGGAGCATGATCGAATGAATTGAAAAACTCCCATCTTCTTGTTAGTGGGTTTGTTCCTCTCCTAATTCTGTCACCAGTATAGTTACTATCTAGAGTAATATTATTACCAGATATTGCTGTGATTTTTCTTTGTTCTATTGGTGTGTTAAATGTTACAGTAGTATTAGCAACACTTCCACCTAATAAGAGTATATCTCCAACTACAAAATCAGTTGATAAATTAATTGAGTCTTGCATAAATGTTAGAGTTTTTGAGTTTTGCTCTATTGAATATGTTGCATCATGTAAAGTACTTGTGCTTTCATAAGCCGCTTTACTTTGACATACAGATACTTTTAAACTGTTACCTAAAATACCAGGATATCTTGCAACCCAATCTCCACTGCTTGAGTTGTGTGAATATGTTTCATTATAATAATCGTCATTTGATATGTAAGCCGCAACAGAGCCAGATACAGCGTTCTTTGCAACTGAACTGTCTACAACTCTAACTGTGACTAAAGAGTTACCATATGCTAAAAAGTTTGCCGCAGTAAAGAAGTCATCTGCTGTATTTGCGTTAGGTTTGTGAAAGTTAGAAACTAATCTATCTTCAGAATCGATTAGTACTCTCTTATCAGCAGGACCCCAACGAAAATGTCCAGCAATAGCTCCTGTTGTTGTTGATACTGCAGGCACAACAGTAGTAAGATCGACTTCGCTTACGTTTACTCCAGGTGATACTTGAAATGCCATTGTTTATCTCCTTCTAAGAATAACAAGATTTAAACTATTGAATTATTCAATATTTATAAAAAAGACTATTTGTATATAAACCAATTCTCTTTGTTACGAGTGTTGATATACTCGTTTAACTCTTCTTGAGTATTGATCACGCCCTCTTCTGGACGGCCATCATCAATAATAGCAAAAGGAAGTGCTTGATCATCTAACATTCTAAGCTTTTCATCATATATTCTTTGTCTTATATCAGTATTCGTAATATCTCTAAAATATGTTTGTTTTGCTAACCAAGAAAATAATACACAACACATAACTAAATCATCATGAGAACCTTCTTCAGCTTCATAACTTCCATTTCTACTTATAAAACTAGATAATTCAACTATTGTATCATAATCTTGTATAATAAACTTATCTTGTTCAATTAAATCTTTTAAATTAGAACAACCTATTCTTTTTACTTGTTTTGTCGTTCTGATTCCCATAGAAGAACCTCCTGAGAATCCACCACTAATTTGCTGTCCAGCTCTACCTTTTACGGCAGTTGCTAGTATATTTTCATATTCCAAATCTTGATGTAATATATCAGCTACTTGTTGCCCAATATCATTTATTTCTATAAGAGCATAAGCTTCATTATAATATTTTGCTACGTTGTATATAATAGTTGGATATAACAGTGGTGATATATCTTTACTTCTATACTTAGCTACCATTTTATAAGGCATTTCTGTTATATCAACTACAACAAAAGCAGAGTAATCTAAACCAACACCTCTTGACACATCAACAGACATTGTGTATATATGATTTTCTTTAGGTTCTTCATATATCTCAACATCTTGCCATACTTTAAATGGTTTAGTAAAAGCTAAATTTCTGAGTTTGGTAGGGTGTATTAATGTACCAGCTGAACCTAGAAACTCACATTCAAATTCTTGACGAAACTGTTCTTCAGATGTATTTGCAATTGTTTCTTCTTTCCATTTTACATCTCTTCCTGGTATTTGATCCCAATGAACTTCTATAGGTACATACTGACTGTTTTTCTCTTCAGCGTCAGTCCACATTTTGTAGAAATGATTCATACCATTTGGTGTAGATACTATTATAATCTTCGTAGATTCACCAGATGATATTGTAGGATAAACTGAATTAAAAAATTCTTCTGCTAAGTTATTTGCAACAAAAGCAAACTCATCTAAGAATAAAAGATTGTAAGAACCACCACGAATAGCAGAAGATGATGTTGCGGCCGCTACAACTTTAGAATCATTTTCTAATTCTATATTACCTTTGTTCCAAGTAACTATACCTTGTTGTAGCCAAGACGGGAGATATTCATATGCGAATTGTATTTTACCTAATAAATCTCTTGCAAGAGAACCTTTGTTTGCTAGAATGGCAATGTTTAAACTATCATTGAATAATATTAACCAAAGTATATAAGCTGTGACTGTAGTTGATTTGCCTGACTGTCTAGGTAATTTACATATACTAAAACGATTGGTGTCAAACGCCCTAACCATATTTTCTTGAAAATCATACATGTTGAACGGAACTAATCCTTTATCAACATTAATAATTTTTATATATTTTTTTGCAAAGTAAATTGGATCTTTAGAGCATTTCACATATTCTTGTACTTCTTCTTTTGTGAATTGTACAGGAACTTGTTTTGCTTTTAGATTTGGATTACCTAGATATGTTTGACTAACCATTATCTTACAGGATCTTTTTCAAGAATCAATTCTCTATTTTTTAGATGTTGTTCTTGTATTTCTTCTTTTGATTGTCCATGATATGCAACTGCATGATGATTATCTATCAACTTCTGATTTATGTTGTGTTCACCTGCATACCATAACTCACCAAGTATTCTACCGAACTTACCTTTTGCATCGTATGTCTTTGTTCGTAGAGTAACATCACCAGCTGTTATCCATTTTTCAAGAAATGCTTTCGCTCTTTGTCCGAAAAACTTTTCTTGTACATCACTTGTTCTTGACTCTGGTGTGTCGATACCATACAATCGTACTCTTTCTTTGTGTAACCAAACACCAAAGCCTAAGTCGATGTCTACATCTACTGTATCACCATCAATTACTTTTACAACTTTTACATTATATTCATACATCATCATTCCTTCCAGATATCATCTTCTGCAACTCG